CACCAAAGGGTGAAGGATGAACCAAAGGGTGAAGGATGAACAGAAGGACGACGAAGCAATCCCGTAGGGAAGGGAACCCATCCGCCGAAAGCTATCCGCTGAATGTTGCCATTGCCAGGCATTTAACCCCCTCGTCATTGCGATGAGTCCTTCCCAGAAGGACGAAGAAGCAATCTCGGGAGGAGGGGAAGCCCATCCGCTGAATGCCAACTGCTAACTGCCGACTGCCGCCTGCTAACTGCCGACTGCTGACTGCTATAATCTAGGTATAAACGGCGATTACTACTGCCTCTTTGGGGTTATGGTCATCAAAGAATATAACGGCTACCTTTCTCCCCATAGCCATTTCCGCCGCTGGCAAGTTTCTAGCTACAGCAATACCTTCCAGGTAAACCTTGTAGCTGCCAGTGAGCTGGATAGTGGCCGTATAATCACCAGAGTTAAAACTCTTTAGCACCGCTTTCCTTAAGTTCATCTCCTCATAGCCTCCTTGAGTTTATTTTTTAACCCATATCTCCCTTTTATTAAATAGAGCCAACTAATTAGTTGTGCAAAGCCAAAGGAGATTGAACCTATAGTAACTTCGCTCCAATTTCTAAAAGCCGAAAGCCATAAGCCAATATTTTTAATCTTTTATGTTTAATTTTTAACTTTCTATCTTATATTTATGAACAGTCCCTACACTGCCCCCAGTATCAATCGGAGCTCATATAGACCACGGCTTGGTTGATATACCAGGATTAGCCCTAGCACCCTCTTCTTGTCAGCACTGAGACCAGCCCGACTATCGGTTATGTCAATAACATCGTAGAGCTGTTGACCGCAATTAACCGGGATTCGAATACTACCACTGGCTGATTCTATTTCTGACTGTCTTAAGCAGGCTTCCCCCCTAGCTTGAGTCTGGTCGGCAGTATCTATGTTCCTGTCCTCAACTTGCCTCAGCCTATCGTAGAGCTTATTTATTTCATTCCAGGCAAAGGAATCAACCACTATCGGCACATCACTTGCCGGGTCGTAGCCCTCAACCTGAATGCGGTTAAGCTCCCAAGCGCCTACCCTATACCTGCCCTCTAAAATTGGGTGGTCTGAACCATAGGAGTAAACAGAGCTATCCGATGACAGCGGATTTACGATATAGGCTTTATTACCCTCTATCATTATGACATCCGGGACAAAGGAGAGTAGTTTCCTGACGATTGTGTCTCCTCTATTATTAGGATGGATGGTGAAGTCGGGGTAATAGCTGGTTATAACCGATGACTGAGATTCGACCTCAAGCTTTAATCCGACCCTAGCCAGGATAAACTGCAAGATTTGCTTAATGCTCATCTCGCTGGAGGCTTTGTTCCATCGGAACTGGTGCCTGGCTATCCACTCGCCCAGGCGAGTCCAGCCATCCCAAGCATATAGAATCAGGCTAGCTTTGCCTCCTGAACTGGTATGCTCATAGGCTTCAATAATAAAGGTTTGACCTGAACTGACCTCGTCACCGACAGTGGTTCTATAGCCAGGGCTGAAGTGAAGGTCACCGCCAATATCCAGGAGTGATAAATCGCCCTGCCCTGGCGAGGCATACTGCCCACTATCGTTTCTCATCTCAACTATCAATTTGCCACTATTCTCCCCTGTTTCCTCCCTTAGAGCTAGGATATCCTCAGTTAAATCGATGCTCTCTTGTGTCAGCTTAGCTCGCCACACTCCAGATGGGTTAGACAGCCAGCAATAGTCGTCATAATGGGCTATGGCTAGACCATAGTCGGAGGCGAGGTTGAAGGGCACGGGCTCACGCCACAAGTTCAATAGAAAAGTAGTAGTAGGAATAGAGTGAGTCCAGAACGGCCGGGAGTAGGCCTCGACACCAGTGAACTTATCAACAAAGAAAGCACGATAGACATCGGGCTTCCCGCCTAAGGCGGGCTTATCCAAAAAGGGTCGGAGATATTGAAAGCCGGCTGACGACTCGGCTGATGCAATTTCCTTTAGGTCTGACCAGGTGCCCGCTGATACATCGCCACCATCGCCGTAAATAAACGACCACAGCTTATAATTGCCGCCTGAATCCTTTCCGGTTAGAAGAAGGTTCCAGTCACTATCATAAACGGTAGCTATACCTGATAAATCACCGGTAGATTTATCCCAGGCCGTAGCCGAACCCCAACTACCGCTTAAACGCTTCTTGACATAGAGCGTAGCCTGGTCGGCATAGAATAAGGCAATATCGCCATTTGATTTATAAGCGGCGGCAATGCCATAGATAGCGGTGGTGGGGGTATAACCTAATAATGACCAGCTCCCCCAGGAAGCGCCATTATCAGTAGACTCTCGATGATAAATAGCCCTGGTGTTTTTAATATAGAACTGACTGACTTTAGCGTCCTGGTCGCAGGAAGCCACGATGACGACATTATAGATGCCGAGGTATGTCCAGGATGAATAGTTGGAGTCGGCATCGGGATTGGTAACTCGCTGGTAATAGAGCTTGCGGGAATCTGACGGTGGAGTCATACGGAGACGAATAAGACTGCCATCACCAGGCATAGCTACAGCGTGAAAGTAGTCGTCTTCTGAACCGGTATATAATCTTGTCCACTGTAGTCTGACTACTCCAGAAATAGTGTTATAGGCTTCAACTTTAACCAAGGGGATATGACTAGACTCCTTCTGGGCAGCCAGCAGTGTTGACGATAGACTTCTCATTTCAGACCATCCCGAACAAATGTCCAAGCAAGGGATATCGCCTTTGACTATCACGGATAATAAAAGTCCAGGGTCGCCCGCCTAATCTTGACCGCAGGGCGTGATATAATCCGCCTATGGCGCGATATAAACGTTCCATTAGTCCTTCCAAGAAGGATTAGCCCCTCACTTTTTTCTTCCATCTTCCCTGAACCGCTTGATGGCTCTCTCACCGAAATATTCTATGATGACGGCTGAGACCAACCCGGCTAAAAGGGCAGGGACTTCGACCTCTGCCATAACACAAACGCCGTAAACCATAAAACCCCAAACGATTATAAAGGGACGAACCAGGCACCTGATGGCATCGTGAAACTCTGTTTTTTGCCTCATACTGTTTGATATATCAAACTCCTTTATGGACCATAATCGGTGGTCTTGGAGTCCTTCACCCTTCCAGAAGAAGGGCTCACCTTGGTGAAGGATAGAGGGCTCTAACTCTAACCCTATTTTTTCTACCTAGTCGCTTAAGCTCGGCTCTGAACTGATGGAGCCTATCCTTCCCCCAGCCCAGGGCAACGGACGGAGTGGATTTACCGCCAACGCTAACACGGTCAATGGCATAGGCAGCATACTCAACGGCGGCATACCCCGTAGCGCCTAGAGCTATTAAGTCCTCATCCTTAGACGGAATGGTTGAACTGCCAGCGCCGTTAATAGTATGGAGCTTACCGTAATAGATGTAACAATTCGAGCCGTCGGGAATCAAGTCGCCTAGCAGAGTAACCGTATCATTCCACAGGGCGAAACGCTGATACCTCTTAGGGAACTCACCGGTGGGATACTCAACCGCCTGGACCATAATGCGGTCGGTTAGTGAGGATACGTCTATCTCCCTGGAGCCTGAAACGGTGGCTATAGTAGCCTTTACTTCCAACGGTACCGCCTCAGAGTATTCTTTGACGGCGTGGGCTATGTGCCTATCGATTTCATCATTAGTCCAGCGATAGTTTCCGGAGTCCTCATCGTGAAGGTCACGGCGAACGATAACTCTCATATCAACAAGATTCACGTTAGCGCTCCTGTCTTGTGCAAGCTCTTGACGAGCTTCCTTAGGAATGCTTTCGATTGGGCAACGGTAGTAATGCTATTTATAGTCTCCTCTGCATTCTCCATTTCTTTACGCTCAGCTTCATCAACTAGCTCCTCGTCGGTTACCTCGTAGGGCTCATAGGTTATTTTTGCATTCTTGGGTATTCTTTTCGCCGCAGATAAACCAGCGGGGTAAGTGTAGACTTCTACGTATCGTGTCTCTGGCATAGTTACCTCCTTTATCCTTCATCCTTCTCGGAAGGATTCACCTAAAGGGGAAGGATTAGTCCATTGAAGACGCCCGCAACCTAGCGGCATTATAGCCACTGTCTTTTCCACCACTAGCAGGATATGGGTCTGGCAAAGCTCCATAAGTGTCGTTTTTGTACCAGCCACCATAGACAACGCCAGCAAAATTACCAGGGTCACTACCAAGCAAAGAACCTATTGGGTAATAACATCTCAACTTAGGACCGCCATCACATATATAGGAGACGAAGTAAATGCCTTTGGTGAGCTGAAGGTCAATGGTGATGGTCTTTATACCCGTAGTGGCTACACTAACAACCCCGGCATCCAGTAATAGAGTCCCAGGATACAGGTTAGTTCCGACATTATATATTCCAAGCCTCACCGATTTGCCTGCCGCTAAAGTCTCGACTCCTATGGCTATTCGGTCAACAGTGAGAGCCCTGGGGACAACAAATATGATAGCGTATAATCTGTCGACAGTGAGTACCCTATTGCAACTATTATAATGAAGCAAAGGTAACACATAGTTGTCGCCAGTCCTCAATACCTCCCACTGGTCTCTAGTATGAGCGGCAAGGTCGGCTTCGTGTGAGCCTATTCTACATAGTTTACCCATAGCTTAATCCTCCGTGCCAATGATAGTAACCGTCCCGTTCTCCCCGGCTGATGCGTTCTTAAAGTAAAGGGTAGATATATCAACCAGGGTAAAGCCGACACTATCCCCGGCAGCTAATTCAAGCCTCTGATTACTGGAGTCCCCGAACTTCTGAGCATTGGTAGTAACCTTGATCACTACGTCTCTGAGGAATTTGCGGGTAGTCTCAAAACGCCTGGCGGTGTCACCGGTAGCGGTATCCTGATTCTCATACACGGCACCGCTATAGCCAGGCTTGAGTCTTCCGTCATTGTCAACTGTTTCTAGTCCTGGCATAAATCACCTCCGTTAGTTTTCTTTCGGATGAGCTTGCCAGCTACCTTTGTCTGTCGAGTAGCTGGCAAGCCTCTAGTGGCTGGATTATGTTCCAGCCAGGTCAAGCTCAACGATTATGCCGCAAACTAAAGCACGGCTGTGCAAAGAATCAGAATCGATATTAACTATATAGCCAATATCTTGGAGACCGGTGCCGTCTGGGGCATAAATGCCAGTATCAGCGACAGCAATTTGCTCACCCTCAGTGGGAACGTTGGCAAGGGTGTGGGTGAATTCAATTACAGCCATACCATAAGCAGTAATGACATCACCGACTGCTCCATCCTCACCAGCTATAAGGATTGCTGGCTTTCCCGATTCATTGGTGGCTAACTTCCATCCCGAACTATATTTCAGAGGGTCACCAGCCGATACAACTCCAGCTAAGGTGATTTTTACTGGACATATACCCTCCAAAACCTTACGGCTTGTACTAGCATCAACAAAAGCAATATTCTTAGTCTACTTTATTTACTTTATTAGTACAGGTGTCCTAGTACTGGACGCCGATTAAAGAGGCCGCCTTTACGGAGCTAAACAGAGCTAGCGCACAATACCACTTTAGCCTGGTGCGTGAGGCGTCCTTAGTCTCCAGTGAGCCGATAGGCTCGACGGTAAGATGACCTGGTGAGGTCAAGCCGCAAAGGGCACCCTCTCCAAGCTGCAAGGCGTAGATGGTGGAATTAGCAGCGCCGGTGGTGGACGTCTCAACACTGCCAGACAGTGTATGGGTGTCCAGTATCCAGTCGCTGAAAGCGACGGGGATGCCGTTCCATAACTGAACGAAGTTACCCCACTTGTCCCGCTCTATCTCCATCACTCCGGAGCCCGAGGCTCGGATTAGGGCGTTTAGCTTGCGCCTGGAGCGGCGACTCATTAGGAGCAAGTCGGGCTTACCTCCCTTAATAGCGTCAATAAGCTCGTCCAGCTTAGCCAGGGTAAGGGTGGCGCCGGTGGCTGCCATAGCGATAACCTGGTCGCTGGCGGTCGCAGTATCAATGAGCTTCTTTATTCCGTTGAACTGCTTAGCGTTGACCGCTACATCGCCGTAGATAAAAGTCTCCTCGAACTTATGGCGCACCGCTTTAGCCTTTAGCTCAATGATGGCGGTCTCGAGGTCCTGGATATTGGAGCGGGTCGCCTTCAAGAAGTTATCGACATCGGCGTCTCCCCCCATAATAGCCAGGGTAGCGGTTATCTGGTCAAAGGTCGGAGTGGACTCAACCCAGGTGTCACCTACTTCGTAGAAGTCGATGGTAGGCAAGGCTTTTTCCTTGTTATAGGTCAAGCCATTACCCACTATCTCGATGAAGGGTAGGTGCTGGAGTATGGGAGATTCCTTGACGATGGTCTCAATGACGCCTTGTAACAAGATGTCATTAGAGAGCTTTGATGCTTCGACTAATGTTAAAGCCATTTTACTTTTTACCTCCTTTTCTTTAGTCCTAAGTCCTGTGTCCTATGTCCGGTGACTTTGGACTTTAGACTTTGGACTTGGTGACTGCGTATGCAATTTTCTCTCGGGCTGATAGAGTGGATAGGTCGGGGGCTGTCCTGGGTGGCGCTCCTGCTGGCACCTTGCCGGCGGCAATGTCTGCCTCTACGGCAAGCCTCACCTGGGTAACTAGGGCTACAGCACTCTCCAGGGAAGCGTCGACCGCCTCGATGGTGTCACCGGTGATAAGGTGGACGGGGACAGCTGGGTTAGCATTTGATACCGCTACCTTATACGCAGCCACCGCCTGGTTGAAACTATCGGTCAAGTCATTCACGGCCTGCTGCGTCTCTGCCTTGATGGTCAAGGCTATAGTCGCCTTGTCGGATTCTCCAGTGGCCACGGCTTGCTTTAGGGTGACGATCTCATCATCCTTGACTGCCACTGATTGTTCTAGCTCGGTAAAGGCGGTCTCCTTCTCAACGAAAATATCCTTTGCCCCCTGGAGCTCAGCCTTGGTGGTATCGAGGTCTGTCTTAGTGGTCACTAACTCAGCCTTAATGCCTTCTAGCTCTGCCTGTAGTGCCTTGATTTCTTCCTCAGTCATTGGTATTTCTCCTTTTCTTGAGTCCTATGTCCTAAGTTGTAGGTCCTATGTCCTGTGACTTAGGACTCCTCGACTCTGGACTTTGGACTTCTCTTATTCCTCAACGCCACCTTCTCCCTGAGACTGTACGGCTCTCTCTCGCTCTCCGCCTCTAGTAGAACGGGCGCTCAGTTCTCGGTTCATCTTTAGTATAGTGGCTCGTTCCTCGAGCCACCGGTCAAACTCTAACTGCGGGTCTTTAATACCTAGATTGTCCATTGAACGTCGGCGGGAATGGATGCCAGTCTGGACCAGGATCTGCTCATTATTTACCTGCCTGGCGACATCCTGGGGTAGAACGGCTCCCCATACCACTCGTAAACGATTATTGCTGGCGGTATGACCTGCGTATTTCTCCAGAAGTTTAAGGATCATAGCTGCCCGCTTGATATAGACAGATGTTCTAATTATCCGCTTTCGTTTAACTTTCTGCAGTAACGGGTGAAGCTCAATCTCCAGGGCTACCCCTGAGAGGTCTCTTTCCACACCACCAAAGGCTGCCCTGGGGGACTCGGCGACATCGTGCATTGTCCGATAGAGTAAATCAATATAGTCAATGTGCATCCTGACGCCGCCACCCTGGAGTAGATCCAGAAGATAGGCTTTGGCGTCTTCGGGTATATTCCACACGGCGCCAGGCTTAACGGCTAT